AATATACGGATGCTTGAAATTAAGAGCTTATTTGAAATTAAAGATTCAAAAAGCAGCACTGTTGCAATGGTGAATTTTTATTTACCTAAATTAGATCTACATTTAGATAAATGCAGGTATATAAGAAAAAAAGACGGTAACTTTTTTGTTTCTTATCCTTCAGAAAAAGTACAAAATGCTAATGAAGATCCAAAATATTTCCCTTATTTTTATTTTGGGAAAAAAACAAATGATAAATTTCAATCAGCAGCGCAAAAAGCAATACAAGAATATATGCAGAAGAAAAAAGAAAATAATAATGAACCGCCTGTATAGCTGGACTTCTTCGATGACAACAGAACAATACAATGACTATCTATCAGCTATGCAAAATTGGCTAGTTTGCTAATGTACAAAGATGAATAATACAGAAAACGTTATACCATTTTTTTTTATTATAAGCGTATTTGCTTCTATTTTGTGTGTACCCATTATGTTATTTGTAATTTTTCCTTATATAAACAGATTTTCTGCTGAGGAGAGATTTAATAGATTTGTGAATACTGAATGCATTAAAGGAAATGAGATTGCCATCTTGATAAAGCGTCAACGTATTCGTTACTACAATTGCAATGATTATGTTTTGGCTAAATCTGCAATCAAAGGGAACAAAAATGCAATAAAAGCCTTGAATCTTGATCTAACAGAAAAATATAATAATACATATGAATGTAATAAAAATTTTAAATGAAACAAAATACAAAATTAATATATGTGCAAGGGCAATGGATAAGCATAAATTTTATAAAAAAAATATATGTATCTTCCTATAAACATATACCCATAGATCCTAAAAGATGGTATGTTGAAATTTTAGATTTTGATAATGAAACATATATATGTACAGATCCTCTTTTCCAAGATGAAGCAATCAAAAGATTAGGACAAATAGCTAGAGGAATTAATTGCGGTATTGATGTTTTTGATTACTTTATTTGAGGTTAGCATAGTATTAAAGGAAACTGCTGATCGTGAGAAAAGGAATCATTTTTGTTTACTTGGGTGAGGAAGTCAAGGAATTAATTATGAACGATTTTTTGCTTAAATTATTTTTTGAACAAGTAGAAAATGATTATCTATTAAAAAAATCAGAAGAAACATTAGAAAATATTACACTAGGAAAAGAAAAGCTTATTTCCTGGGAAGAAACTAAAAATATTTTAAAAACAAGACATAAAATGTGAAAAGTTGATATTCTGAGACTATAAGCGATAGCTCAGAATATCAACACCCGAGGCCCTGCAAGGCTTTTCGGGTGTTTCTTTACAAAAATTACTATTTCATCTTAACAAGAGATTCTTCTAAAGGTTTTTCTGAATCTACATCTACAGCAATATTAAACTGTTTACAAGTAGCATGATATAGTCTTCCTGTCATAAACAATTGCACCATTTGTAGCAACCAGTCTTCAGATTCAGGCACGATCATTGGGTTATTAAACATTTCCTGACAAGTGTTGTGGTCTGGTACAGTCCATAAATATTGTAAATCTCCTGCTTTTTGATTAAAGCGCCATACCGTTTGATCGTAATTTGGTGTCGGTAGAGATTCTCTAGCTATGAAATATCTTCTAACAACATTTTCCATAACTCTTTCTTTTTTAGAGATCACAGTAACAAAAAAATCGCCAGTAAAACCAAGCTTGCCCTTGTGATTTTTTACGCATTCTTCTATTTGCTGAAAATATTGCTTATCAATCTCTCTTTGAGTATCTATAATTCCTTGCTTGCTGTCTGGATTCAATAGGCGTTTATAAGCTTCTTGTCCTACTGTAGTTGAATTTTTCATTTCTTTGCGCATTTTTACTCCTTTTGAAAAGGGTCGAATTAACGACCCCCATAAATTAATTTCTATCGAAATGATTTAAGAATTCATCACGTGCATAAGGTCTAGAAGCAAAAACTTCTAAGCCTACAGGATCATTTTTAGCTATTTTTTCCCCAACAGGAAAGCCTTCTCCACCATCGCCAAATGGCTTATTTCTTTGTGATGGATCAGAAGCAGCTATTCTAACTTCTTTCATTTTAATATACATAATAATTCCTATCTTGAAGAAGGACGACGAATTTGTTTTTCTAATTGTTTATAGTTTTCTTTAGAAAATTCATCTAATCCTTCGATGTTATCTCTATATTCTCCATTACAAGAAAAACTTGCTTTTGGATATGCAACATGCTTTACAGCTTGTGGCATATTAGAAAATTCATGATCTTTTTCTGACATCATGCCGCTTTTCTTCATTGGCATATCGTCTCTATCATAATCAGCAGACATTTTTTACCTCCCAGTAATTTTGTTCTGACACTTTTACATAGGCAAAGATTCAGACATTAAATTTTGACTTTGTCTTTGCGTTGGTTCGGCAATTGATGCCTCTTGATTTTGAGCTTGCACTTCATTGCTTTCTTTTTCTGTAGTCATAGCTCTAGATTTAATAAAATCTACTAGTTTCACGAGTCTTTCAATATGTGACATATCTAAGTCTTCTAGCTCTTTCATAGCTTTAGCCATATGATAAACGCCTAATTGCTGGTCTTTCTTAGATTCTGCAATCCTTTCGATAGCCAAGGCACGATTCTCTTGTACCCTAGAAATTCTTTCAATTCCAAGACCCTGATCAGCAAGAGATTTAGCTTCAAGATTTTTCTGTTGAGCTTGTAGTAATTGCATTTGAGCTTGAGCTTGCATTTGCTGCATTTGTGCTTGCATTTGCTGCATTTGTGCTTGTTGTTGTTCTGCTTTAGCAACGTTTTTCATTAATTTATCTTTATTTTGTAGAGTAGAAGCTTCTAGTAGATCTTCACCAGAAATCGGCAACCCTGCTTGCTTAAGATCAAATAATTGTGCAAAGTGTAACTGTCTTTGTGTTGTCGTATTTAGTCCTTGCTCTATCTCAACATCGTATCTTCCGAATTCTTTATCGTAAAATTGAGGTGTCGGATCTTCATTTGTGATCCGCTTGATTTTTCCAGGCGTAAAATGTTTTTGTATCAGTTCTAGCCATATGCTGCCTATTTGCTTCACTGATGAATCGAGTTGATCAAAAAGTATCTCAAGCGTTGTAAGACCTGCACCTTGCCTAAGTTTAGCTAATATCCCTGTTTTATCATCTTGTGCTGATCCTAAAAGTTCTTCGTTTACTCCGCTAATCTGTGATATTTCTTCACCCAACAGCTGTGAAAGTTGAATCATAGAAGGTGGAATATCAGCAGGCATTATCTTTTCTACGTCTGACATTTCAGCTGTTTTTTTAATAGCAATGCCTTTCCCTTGACCGCTTAAATAAATATCTTTTGGGTTAACAAGAGAATCTATTTTAAATTTGAATCCGCTATTTACTTGACTTTCAAGTATTTCTAATTCAATGATTTTTCTTCTGTTATATAAAAATTGACTATCTCGTAAGTTTCTTACAACACCTTGAATCCTCCAAGGAAAATAAGGTATTTCAGGCTCGTGATATCCTATGATCGGAATGAACGGGTAACGATCTATATCCAATGGGTTTTTTCCATCGTACATAACTTTACCTTCTACTACTATGCAAAGTCTAGTAGTGGGCACTACAGAAGTTCTCTTCTTAATTTGTGGATTTAATCTTAAAAATATCTTTAATTGTTCGTCTTTTTCTTTTCCTGTACTAGTCCATTGAGTACTTTCACCAGTCTTTAAATCTACAAGCATCGTCTGCTCTCTTAGATCTTTATACCAGTACTCATCGTATGCTAGTAAGTTTCGCATAGCGTAGTTGTAAGCTTCAGCTTGAAACTGAAATTTACCATCTCTATTACCTTGTGGATTCATTCTATCTATTTCTTCGTTTCTGCCTGGTAAAAGCATTTTTAGAGCTGTTTTACTAAACCACTGTCTGCGCCATACGAAATTGCAATCTGACAAATCTTGTTTCTTAAAATAAGGATCTATTAAAAAGCTTGAGTAGGAAACATAATCACACATGATATCGCCAGAAACTATATCATTTGAATAATCAAGCCATAAGTTTACTAGCCCTATGCCCGCTGTTATTGCTCCTGCGTCAAATGTCCTACTAATGCAATCTTGAGCGTTTGCTCTATTCATCGACCACATCATTGCTTTAGTA